CGGCTGGTGCCGGAGCCGCAGGGGCGGTGGCGGGTGTGGGGGGAGCCGTCGCGCACGGCGGAGTACGTCGCCTTCATCGACCCGTCTCACGGCACGGGCAGCGCCAACAGCGCCGTCTGCGTCATGGACGCGCTGGCTCGCCGGGTGGTGGCGGAGTTCGTGGACCCCAACATCGCGACGTACGACCTCGCGCTGGAGGTGGCGAACGCCATGCGCCGGGTGTGGCGGGGCAAGCGGGCCACGCTGGTGGGGTGGGAGACCAACGGACCGGGCGCGGCGTTGCAGCACGACTTCGACCGGGCGCAGTACCCCGCGATCTACCGCCAGCGGCAGACGGGGACGACCAGCGAGCGGGCCACGCGGCGTGTGGGCTGGACCAGCACCAAGCGTGCCAAGCGTGCGCTGCTGGGGGACTTGAGCCGTGCGATCGCGCAGGGCGAGGTGGAGATCCCCAGCATGGACTCGCTCGACGAGATGCTGGAGTACGTCATCCTCGACGACGGGAGCATCGAGGCCGGGTCTCGCCGTGACGAGACCAGCGGTGCGCGTGAGGCGCACGGTGACCGCGTGATTGCGCTGGCCGGGGCGTTGATGCTGTGCGCGGAGGTGGGTGGTCCCGTCGAGGACGAGCCGCAGTACAGCCCGGACACTTTGGGGTCAATCTTGCGTCACGACGACGTGATGCGCGAGTGGTGACGGTACGGTGGTGTGCATGGCGAAGAAGACGGTCAAGTTGAGTGTCGGTCGCGGCGAGAAGTTGCCCGTGTCGCGTGGTGCCGGGTTGACGGCGAAGGGACGTGCCAAGCACAACCGTGCGACGGGCAGCAACCTCAAGGCACCGACGAAGGACAAGGACAACCCGCGCCACAAGTCGTTCTGCGCCCGCAGTCGGTCGTGGACTGGCGAGCGTGGCAAGGCTGCCCGTCGAAGGTGGGGGTGCTGACATGGCGAAGAACTCGCTGGTCGGGAACATCAACCGCCGGAAGAAGGCTGGGATCTCGCGCCCCAAGTCGAAGTCAACCGTGAGCGCGAAGTCATACGCCGCCATGAAGCGCGGCTGGAAGGGTAAGTGATGCCGAAGGTCGGAAAGAAGAAGTTCCCGTACACCGCGAAGGGCAAGAAGGCCGCTGCGTCCTACGCGAAGAAGACTGGCAAGGCCGTGAAGAAGACGAAGGGCTACTGATGCCCTTTGAGAGCGATCGCCAGCGCCGGTTCATGTACGCGAAGCATCCGAAGATCGCTGCCCGCTGGACGCGGGAAGCCAAGGCTGCGAAGCGATCGCCCGTGAAGAAGAAGCGGAGCAAGCGGTGATCGCTGCGGTGCTGGCGATCATCGGTTTCCAGTTGCTGATGGTCTGCATGATCATCCGCGAGATGCGAAAGATTTGACGATGCCCCACGACTGGAAGGTCCACCACAAGACCCGGAACATCCACGTCGTGGAGATTGAAGGCGTTCGCCCGTCGGAGTTTGAGCATTGGGTGTTGCTGTCGAGCGACCGTCACCATGACTCGACCCACGCGGACTGGGATTTGGAGCGCAAGCACCTTGAGCAGGCCGTCGAGCGCAACGCGACGGTGCTGGACTGTGGTGACCTGTTCGACTGCATGGGTGGGCGTTGGGATCCTAGAAGTTCAAAGGGCGAGATCAGAGAGGAATATGCGCTCGCCCCGGACTACCTCGATGCGATCGTGCGTGACGCTGCCCGGTTCTACGCGCCGTATGCGAAGCAGTTCGCGTGCATCGGGCGTGGGAACCATGAGACTGCGATCACCAAGCGCCATGAAGTGGACCTGACGGAGCGCCTGTGCGGTGCCATGTCGCAGATCAGCGGCGTCCCTGTGGTAGCGAGCGGGTACGGCGGGTGGGTGGTGTTCCGTGCGCGGGTGTGGGGTACGACGGAGGTGAACCTCCGGCTACGTTGGTTCCACGGCAGTGGGGGTGGTGGCCCGATGAGCCACGGGGTGTTGACGACCCGGCGGATGGCGTCGTGGCTGCCTGACGCTGACGTGGTGGTGAGCGGCCACACGCACGATCACTGGCACGTCAAGTTGATGAGGGAGCGGCTGGTCACTACCAAGGGTGACTACCGGATTGGTCTCACGGAGCAGCACCATGTCCGCACCCCCTCCTACAAACAGGAGTGGAACGACGGCTGGGGTGGCTGGCACGTCGAGACCGGGAAGCCGCCGAAGCCGCAGGGTGCGATGTGGATGAAGTTGACGATGGCGGACACCAAGCATGAGGGGATGCGGCTGATTGCCACCTTCACGGAGGCGAACTAAATCCATGTTGCGGCACGGGGCCGTGGCGTGGCGTTTGTAGAGTGATTCGGCCCAAGACGGGCGACCGCAAGCCGACGGGATCGGCGCAAGGAATGCGATGAAGAAGAAGACCGGATCGAAGAGTCGGATGACGAAGAATGTTGCTGGCAAGCGTGGTGTCCTCGCGACGGCCAAGCGCAGTGGCAGCAGCAAGGCCATGAAGGCGACCCGCGCTGCGGCGCTGACCGGCGGCGGTGCGCTTGGTGGCGGCCAAGGCGGCGGCCAGTTGCCCGGTGGTGGGGGCGGCAAGAAGTGATCGTCCGCGTCGGAGCCAACTACTTTCCCGTGGATGCGATCGACCGCATCTACGACCGTGGTGATCGCTTGATCGTTTGGGCGAGCGGCATGGCGTATGAGGTCGCTGGTTCCGAACGCGATGCGGTGCTTGACCAGTTGAAACTCCTCATGCCGCGTGAGCATGTGGATGAGTCCAGAGAGTTTGCGCCCGTGAAGGGCAGGAGGAAATCGTGATGTACGGCAAGAAGAGTGGTGGATGCGCGTCGAGCCGCCGTGGCAAGAACGGTGGCCGTGACGGTGCGAAGGGTGGCGGTTACGGTGGCGCCAAGGGTGGAGGCAAGGGCGGCCCGAAGGGGAAGAAGCGATGATGAAGTTCGATCTGGCTTCTCTGGTGCGCGAGATCGAGAGCGCGGAATCGTTCCGCGACACTCATCTTGTGGAGTGGAAGAGCCTGATCGAGCGTTTCCACGGGCCGTCCTACCGCGAGTCGCGGGAGCAGATGGACGACCCGGAGAACTTCATCCTTGAGTACATCGCCCTGTTGCTGCCCCGGATCGTGCATGACAACCCGACGGTGCGCGTGAAGAGCGCGAGGCCGGTCAGCCAGTCGGAGGCTGCCGGGGTGTTGCAGATCGGGATCAACCGGTGGTGCAAGATGGTCGGCGTGCGGAACACCCTTGAGCGGATTGCGACGGACATGCTGCTGGCCTACGGGGTGGCGCTGACCGTGAACGAGCCGCGCAAAGGCTATGTGACGAGCCTGACTGAGGATCCGTACCTGCCCCGGGTGTACCGGATCAGCCCGGACCGGTTCTTCATCGACCCGGCTGCTACGCACTTGGACGAGGCCCGGTACATGGGCCACTGCTGGATCACCGACCGCGACGACCTTCTCGCAAGTGCTGAGTCTGACAAGACTTGGGATATCGACGTGATCGAGCGCGTGGCTGCCAACACTGGGGTCAGCGATGTCCGCGACGACATCGACATCGACCGCAACATCCCCGACCGCAAGGAGTTGGTGGTGTACGAGGTGTGGGTGCCTGAACTGCACGACGAGGCTGCGGAGTTGATCGACTCCGTGACGGATCGTGCGATGTTCAACGGCACGATCTACACGGTGGTGAAGGGTCAGGCCGAGAGCGGCAAGAAGGCGAACATGGGTATGGCGCGTGCGCCGCGTCCGTACTACGGGCCGAGGACCGGGCCGTATACGGTATTCGGTGTGTATACGGTGCCTGACGATCCGTACCCGCTGTCTCCGATCATGGCTCTGATGCCGCAGATCGACGACGTGAACATGCACCTGCGGAACATGCGGTACAGCGCCAGCGCGTACAAGCGCCTGCTGGCGGTGGACGCACGCAACGCCAAGATGGCGCAGGACATCCGCGACCGCGAGGATCTGTATGTGGTGCTGGCTGACAACCTTGACCCGGACGCTCTCCGAACGATCGAGGTGGGCGGTATCACGGCGCAGCAGGTTCAGTACGCGGCGATGGCTCAGGACCGTCTGGACCGGGTGTCTGGCATCCACGACGCCATGCGCGGCAACGTGAGCGGTACGGCCACGGCGACCGAGGTGCAGGTGGCGGAGAGTTCCAGCGGCCTTCGGATCAGCCACCTGAAGCGTCAGTTTCAGGAGTCGGTGAACCGTTGCCTGCGGTCGGTGGGCTGGTTCATGTTCTACGACGACAAGGTGGTGTTCCCGGTCGGCGAGGACGGGATTGCCATCATGGGCGAGCCGGAGCCGATCTTCTCCGCGATGGCGATGGTTGGGGTGTTTGACGACCTCGACATCGATGTGGAGGCGTACAGCATGGAGCGGGTCAGCGAGGGTCTGCTCCAGCGCCGGTCGGTCGAGTTGCTTCAGGTCATCGGCAACATCAGTCAGGCGGTGGTGGCTGCCCCGCATGTGGACTGGAAGCAGGTGCTGTCGGTGGTCGGCAACGCGATGAATATGCCCAATCTGGGCGACATGATCGACCTGCGTGCCGTGCAGCAGATGCGGGCGCAGGCCCAGCAGGCCGCCGCCGGCGCTCAGGGCGGGAAATCGCAACCCCGGTCCATGCAAGAAATTATTTCAGAAGTTGAGGGCCGGCGCTGATGCCCCTGTACCCTTTCATCGACGAGGCCACTGGCGAGACTGTCGAGTTGATGTACTCGATGTCTGAGGCTCCCAGCATTGGCACAACCGTCGAGGTGGATGGCCGTGTGTTGATGAGGGTGGTCGCTGACTACCAGATCGACCCAGCCACGAACCGCTCCCAGTACCCGTATGTGTCGTCGTCGCTACCTCGCAACCTTGAGGGATGCACGACGAACAGCCAAGGCAAGCCAGTGATCATGTCTCGTAGGCATGAACGTGAGGTGATGTCGAGGCACGGGTATGCGAAGGAGTAGGACAGCGTGGCTGAACCCAAGGATGGCGTGACCGAGGCAGAAGAGCCGAAGGTCGAGGCAGAGATCGAGAATCCAGTCGAGGCAGCGGCGGAAGAGCCTGTTGCTGATCCCGTGACGAGCGAACCCCTTGGTAGGGACGCAGACGACGAGGTCTTGGATCGACTGTTGGGCGAGTCGGAGCAGAAGGAGGAACCTGCTCCGGTCAAGCCAGATGCTGATCTCGATCGGGCATACCAGATTCTCAAGCGCGATGGTGTGCCTGATGACATCCTCAAGTCCGTGTCCAAGGACACGCTGATGGCGTGGGCCGGCAAGGCCGGCAAGCGTCAGACAGACGTGGATGGGTACGGCAAGAGGATGAAGGCGCTTGAAGCCGAGAATGCCCAGTTGAAGTCCGGGCGCAAGGCTGGCGACGAGGAATTGGAATCCTTCGATGAGGAATCCGACAACCCGCGTGGCAAGCCGGATACGGACGACGACGACGCAGGATCGGACGAGGACTCCAAGGATCCGCGCTACACGGCGCTGTCCGAAGAGGTCTCAAAGTTGCGCCTGCAACAGCAGGAGCAGCAGTTGCGTGGGCTGCAAACCCAAGTCGAGCAGGCCATCACGTTCGTTCAGGGTCAATACGGGAACCCGGTTGACGCGAACGCGGTGCTGGCCGAAATGGATCGTCTTGGGCGAAGCAAGCCCGGTACCTACCCAACCATGATTCACTTGGCGCAGGAGGCTTTCGCCAACATTGCAGGTCCGGCCCGGGATCCCCGGCGCGTAGGACAGCCGACAGCACGACCGACCGTAGGCAGGAACGAGCGTCCCACGACGCCCGCCGACGCCGAGGACGCAGTTCTGGAAGCACTGCTTGAAGGGCGAAGCCTTTCCGAAGCCAAGCGACTGACACGAAAGTGAGCCACAAATGGCCGGAACCCCGATTCAGACCTTCAACGACTTTATGAATGCGACTGGTCCCACCTACCTGACCAGCGCCGATCAGGTGATCAACGAGGCCGTCAAGAACACCTACGCCTTCAGCCGCCTTCTCAAGGAGAAGACCAGCGAAGCCACGGTGCAGGGCGGCAACGAGATCCGCGACGTGATCATGTTCGATGACGCATCGACCTACGATCACTACCTTCCCAACGACACGTTCACTTGGCGCAACGCCAACGTGACCGACACGGTGCGTGCGCCGTGGCGCTTCTCGATCGACCACATGGCGTGGACCGATCACGAAGTGGAACTCAACAGCGGCTCCGGCTCGACCCGCGATTACGTCAAGGCGCAGTACAAGCGTCTGAAGCGGATCAAGGAACAGCGCATGTGGACCTCGCTGACCAACGGGTTTGAGAACGACCTGTGGGCGACTCCGTTCGGCAACTACTCCAACATGGAGGGCAACGCCGGCAGCCTGCCGTTCTCGCTCGCCTCGTTCATCACCGAAGCCCCGCTGCTCACCAGCGTCTTCGGCGATCCCCGTGGCGGCGCTCCGCTGGGCTGGACCAACGTGATGAATCTGGACCCCACCAGCGAGAACCGCTGGTCGAACCAGATCTCGTACTACGACCCCGGTGCAACGGACCCCAACCTCGCCCCCGTGACCAAAACGGGCATCGAGAACGTCCGTGACGGTTCGACGACCTACAGCGCCCGCATCGGCGGTCTGCTGCCGGCCTTCGACGAGATGTTCCTGAAGTTGGACTTCCGCACTCCGTCCACCCGGGCCGAGTACTTCGAGAAGCCCTCGATGAACCGCCAGATGATCCTCTGCTCGCGCATCGGGATCAACAACTACAAGCAGGCTCTGCGTGCCAGCAATGACACGCTGGTGTCGTATCAGGATCCGGCGTACAACGCGCCGACCTACAGCGGCATCGAACTGATGTACTGCTCCAACCTCGACACCGCTGCGATCTACCCCAGCGGTGCAACCGCACGCACCAACCACAGCACCGACATCGCTGCCGCAAGCACGACGGTCGGTGCCACCGAGGAAGGTGCGTCGGTCATCGACAGCGGAGCGCGTTACTGGTGGGTCAACGGCAACTACCTGACGCCGATCTTCCACAGCCGCCGCTACTTTGAGAAGCACGAAGTGCTGCGTCACCCCAACCAGCCGTTCACCTACGTTCAGGTGGTGGACTGCTGGTGGAACCTGTTCTGCAACAGCCGTCAGCGTCAGGGCATCGTCGCCCCGATCAACCTCACCTGATCCTGAAACCAACGAAGGGGGGGCTGGGCAACCAGCCCCCCAATTTCCAACACAAGGAAACCTGAAACATGATTCTTTCCCCCACTGCTCCTCAGATCGGCGTTCAGCCCCACGCTTCCGTGGCTCGCATGGTGAACAAGAGCGGCGGCGCTCTTGCCATCGGCGACGTGGTCATCACGTCGTTCAACCACACCAGTTCGGTGTACCCCTCCACCACGACCGCCGAGGCGTACCTTTCGCCCTTCGCGTGCGTGAAGAAGGCCGATGGCAACGCCAATGCCACCAGCGGCAACGGCGCTCACGCCAACTGCGGCATCCTTGGTGTCGTCGTTGATCTTGGCTCGTACAGCGGTGCTGACAACACCGAAGTCGTGGTCCAGATCGGCGGCGTATGCAAGGCCAGCGTCAATCCCAGCACGAACAACGCTGTCATCGGCAGCAAGTTGTTCGTGTCTGACACTGCTGGTCAATTCACCAACGAAGGCGGATCGACTGATCCCGACAGCCTCGCCGCGATTGCTCTGGAGTCCAAGACCGCCGGCTCTGCCGGTCTGATTTGGGTCGTCCTCGCCGGCAACGGCGAAGTTCGCAACTACGAGTGATCCTCGACAACAACTCAGGGTCGGCAGGGTGAAAACCCTGCCGGCTCATTCCTATGCCCACCTTCGCACAGGTCAAGCGTCACGTCCTGCTCGCCGTCGGCGGGTACCCCAGCCTTGCTGCTGGTCAGACCAACGCCGAACGTCTGGCAGAAGTCGTCAACCAAGCCGGCCAGTACCTGTTCCAGCGCCCGTGGCGGTTCAGGGAGCGGACCAGCGCGTTCATCAGCCTCGTCGCCAGTCAGGACTATGTGTCCCTCCCGTCCGATGTGGAGGAGATCATCAGCCTGATCAACCGCGAGAACATCGGGTTCAACATCGAGTTGGTCACGCCGGACCACCTCCAGAACCTGCGCGAGATCAGCATCGATAGCGGCGGCCACGGCGTCACTTATGCGTGCCTGTCCCGTGTCGCCAACGCTGCCGGTTCTGCTTTGAACCCAGCACGCCTTGAACTCTTCCCGACCCCGACTGCCGCCGCAACCGATGCTCTCGCCGTGCGTTACCGCGCCGGCTGGGTGGAGATTGCCAGCGGCGCTGCCGACTCGTACGAGATCCCGATCCCCAAGTACTGCGACTCGCTCTTCATCCAGTACTGCCGCGCCTTCGGCATGGCGTATGAAGACGAGGGACTGTCGCAGCGTCTGGTTGAGATCGACGCCGGCCCAATCTTGGCTGGCGCTCTGACCAAGGACGGGATCCTCCAGCGAGACATCGGTCGCCTGCGTCCGTCCTACGAGATCGGCTACGGGGTGAGCATCATCCCGAGGTTCACCCAGAACCCGTCTTGAGGTAACCAGTGGGCGTAGCAGTCACACCATCAGCGGCGCAACAGATCGAGTGGCAGGTCCACCCGACCGTCGTCACCCAGTCTGGTTCCGTTGCTGCCGTGATTGGGCAGGCCGTGTCGAACTTCGCTCTGACTCAGGCGCAGTTCGACTCGCTGATCAATGGAAACGGAGGACTTCAGCCGACGATCCGCATCGACTGCGAGAACGCTGGCCGCACGCTCATCATGCCGCTGGTGCAGTTCACCGGGTCGGCCACGTTCCAGTTTCAGGTGCTTGGCTGGTCCTACAGCCGTCCTGCCGCGTCTTGGATCTGCCAAGCGGTGACGCACAGCCCGACGGCTGTGAATGCCAGCAACACGGCTGACTCAGGGACTGGTCTTGTCCTTGGCGGCGTGACCTACCGTGCGTTCGGCCTTCTTGGCGTGACCACGACTTCAGGCAATGACGGCGACGGTGGCGTGGTTCCACTGCCGGCGCATTATGAAATACTCCCCGTCGAGGGTCTTCGCGCTGCTAACGTTGCGACGCTTGCAGCGTCGAGCGCCATCATTCAGGTCAACAACTACGGCTGGCGCTACCTGACGATTCATCTGCGCCAGACTGCCACGACGGCGTACACCTGCAACTTCAGGTGCCTGTACACCAACACGGGCCAGATCTTCAGGTGACACATGGGACTGTCGATCACACCAGAAGCGGCCCGCACTGACAACGGATGGGATTTCCATCCGACGGTGATGACATCGTTCGTCGGCACTGCCGCGTCGCTGTCCCTGATCCCGCCGTCGTTCGCACTGACCGACACACAGTTCAATAACATCGTCGTCAAAGGTGATGACGGGGTCACGTTCCCATTCAGACCGTCAATCGTATTTGACACGTTTGACCAGAACCGGCTGCTGATCATTCCGTGCCTAAACACAACAGGCTTTGTAACTGATCTCAAGTTCCAGTTGATTGGATGGAACTGGAGCGTCTCTGCTCAGAGGTGGATCGGAACGGCTATCACGCACTTTCAAACCGCTCGTACAGGCATGGCTGTAATGTCAGCAGGAACGGGCATCACGCATCCATCAACCGGAGCGACTCTGTACAAGCCGATGGAGCGCATCGGCGTAACGACCGCAACGGACGCCGACGGCGGCGTCGGGATCATCCCGCTGCCGAAACAGTACGAGATTCTGCCGGTCGAAGGTCTGTTGTCGTCAGCGACCACGTCACACGCTTCAGCCTGCACGATCGTGGTGAAAAACTACGGCTGGACAAAGATCAGCCTTCACTTTGTCGTTGGCCTGTCGGTCGGTGCCAACGTCAACGTCATGGCGCTATACCAGAGAAATACAGGAGTGTTCGTATGACCATCAAGTCAGAACATAACATTCGGTTCTACAGCACCTTGGCGACACTGGTCACTGGTTTCGCCAGTGTGTGCATCATGCTTGGCCGGCGTGACGAGTCGTTCTCCCGGGCGCAGTCTGACATCGTCGAGTTGCGGCAGATCACCGGTGATCTCGCCAAGACGGTTGCGGCCAGCGCCCAGACGAGCCTCCACCACGCCGAGAAGATTGCAGAACTCCGAGACAGGATCGACCGTCTGGAGGAGCGCCAGTGAGGTTCCTACTTCTGGCACTCCTGCTCTGCTCCTGCTCCAGCGGCACGCAGGAGATTGCCGACAGCGCGTCGGCCATCAGCAGTCAGGCCCAGTCGATCACCGACAAGGCCCGCGAACTGACCGTCTTGGCCGGCCAGATCGACGAGAATCTGGCCGCCGCACACGGCTACTTGGCCGGAGAGCAGCAGGATCCGGGCAAGGCCGTCGAGCGTATCGAGGCGTCCCGTCTGGTGGTGTCCGATGTCACCGGCAAGGCGGACGAGATCATGGTGTTGTCCAGCGAGATCCACGCCGAGACCACGGACATCGTTGGCAGCCTGCCGTCCGTGAAGGACACCACGCCTTGGTGGGCAAGTCTGATCAGTCTTGTGGTCGGCTTGGGGCTGATGGCCCTTGCCGCGTTTATGCTGGTGCATACGGGGATCGGAGCATCTCTGGGCGCGTTGCTCAGGAGTCTGATCCCGAAGCGTAGGAGCAAGTGATGATGATCATTGGCAGCATCGAGAGCCTTCTTGGCTCAATCTGGTTCGCGGGCTTGACGTTCTGTGCCGGCTATCTGCTGGCGCACATCTGGCCGGTCAGCGCGTTCAAGAAGAAGTGAGAACCCCCGTTCTGCCCTGCTCCCCCCGTACCCGGGGGTGAGCGGGGTTCTAGGAGATAGGCATGGCAACCCGTATTCAGGTCCGTCGAGACACCGCAGCAAACTGGACCACTTCAGGCACGACCGTGCTTGCGGCTGGCGAGATCGGATTTGAGACCGACACGCTGCTGTTCAAGATCGGCGACGGCTCCCAGCAGTGGCAGAACCTTGAGTACGCGGGCGGTACCGAGCCGATCCGAAACAACCCAAGCGGCACGTCGGTCACTGATCTCAACGCCGCTGCTCTTCGCAACAACGGCAACAGCAAGTACCTGATCCTTGGTGCCGGCAGCGTGACGAACGGTCCGTCCGTGCTGACTACGCCGACCGACGGCCAGTTGATGGTGACGGTTGCCAAGTTCGACTACACCGGAACCAGCGCGGCCAACGAGCGTTACCTGATGACGCTCCAGACGCTGACGACGAACAAGTGGTTCACCAGAGTCTGGTCTGGTAGCGCATGGTCCTCTTGGGTTGAGGTTATCCAGACGCCATTCACTGGCAATCTGACCATTTCCGGCGACATCGCCGTGAATGGCGGCGACATCACGACGAGCAGCGCGACGGCATCGGTGTTCGATACCAGCGCTACCACGTTGAATGTCGGAGGCGCTGCTACGACTCTCAATGTCGCGGATGATGTGATTACTGCCCAGACGATCAACATCGGTACTGGGGCGACGGGAACCGGCGCTACCAAGACGATCAACATCGGCACTGGTGGTGCTACCGGCTCCACGACGAACGTCAACATTGGCGATGCTGATGGTGGCACGGTTGCTGTAGGGAAGGACATGACGGTCGGCGGGACGTTGGCCGTAACCGGGAACTCGACATTGACCGGCGATCTCGCCGTCAACGGCGGCGACATCACGACGAGCAGCGCGACAGCGTCGGTGTTCAACGCTACCGCCACCACGCTCAACGTCGGCGGGGCTGCTACGGCTATCAATGTCGGAACCGGTGCCGGCACGGTAACTGTTGCTGGCGACCTCGCGGTCAACGGCGGCGACATCACGACGAACCAGACGACAGCGTCGGTGTTCAACACCAATGCGACCACACTCAATGTTGGTCAGGCGGCGACTGCGGTCAGCATCGGTGCTACGACTGGTACGGCGACGATTCGCAATGCCACGACAGCGATCTCTGGTGCCGCGACGGTCGGGTCAACTCTCGCGGTCACGGGCAATACCACGCTGACCGGCGACCTCGCCGTCAACGGCGGCGACATCACGACGACCAGCACCGGCACGGCAACAGTGTTCAACACCAACGCCACCACGCTCAATGTTGGTCAGGCTGCGACTGCGGTCAGCATCGGCGCTACGACTGGCACCGCCACGATCCGCAACGCGACTACAGCGATCACGGGCAATGCTACGGTTGGCGGAAGTGCCACGGTCGGGACCACCCTTGGCGTCACCGGCAACACGACACTGACTGGTGACCTCGCCGTCAACGGCGGCGACATCACGACGAGCGCGGCAACCGCCACGGTGTTCGACACGACCGCTACGACCGTTCGAGTCGCCGGCGCGGCGACGACAACGTGCATCGCTGATTCTGTGACTGCAAGTCAGACCGTTGACATTGCAACAGGAGCAACGGCCAGCGGCGCTACGAAGACGATCAACATCGGTACCGGCGGCGCTGCTGGTTCCACGACGAACATCAACCTTGGTGATGCGGATGGTGGATCGGTTGTTGTCAACCGTGCGCTAACGGTGAACGGGTTGACGACGCTGTCAGGAGGACTTTCTGGGACGATCGACTACAGCAACCTAAAGTCGGGAACGGTGATCAATGTTGTTGCAACTGTTCACCAGAACAACGGTGCGAGTGGAAGCGTTGGTGTCGGAAACACTGTATCCAGAACTAGAACTTGGACATATACGCCTCTTATGTCAAATAGCAAGATTGTCATCTTTAGTGGGTTTTTCCTTTCTCAAGGAACTTGCAGTGTGGCGTCTTGCGGTTACAGCGGATCGATTACTGGCGCGGTAAGTCCGAATACTGGAACTTTGACCTTCACCGGCCCGACCACGACTACATACTCAGGCGCTGGTTCAGGGACTGGCAGTGTTAGTGGTGAGTTTGTCTTTGTTCACACGTCGTCTGGTTCGGCATCACGGACATATACAGTTACCGCCGCCGTCACTGGTGCCAGTGGTGTTTCAGGTGGACCTGCTTACATTTTGCAGGTTCCACAGTATGTGTCGCAATTATTTGAAATTATTCCCTGATGCCATACATCGGAGCCAACCTCCCGTACAAGGGCTGGACGACTGACACTCAGTTCTCGTCCGTCCCCCCGGGGTTCTCGCAGGACATCCTCAATGTGATGCCCGTGGACCAAGGGCGTCGGAGGATGCGGCTCTCGTCACGCGCTGGATTCAATCCGATCTACGAGTTTGGTTCCGCTGGACCGATCCAGTGCATGGTGCGCTGTGTTGCGTACACGGGAGCGTCTGGCGCACTCAAGACGGTGATCAAGGACCGCACGATCGTCGTCAAGGCTGGCGTGGTGTACTACCTTGAGCAGGGCGGCGTGCCGACGGTCTGCTCGATCGCTGGAGGATCGCACGCACCGATCAACACGCCGGCTCTGAACGCCAGCGTCCGCACGGTCGAAGGTGTGCAGTTCAACGACTACGTTTACCTGTGCGACGGCATCAACTACGTCAAGGTTGACATCAGCCTGACGGTGCCGGAAGTGCAGCAGTGGTCTGATCCGTACAACCACATCAAGGTCACGGTCAGCAGCACCAGCAATTACGCCACGCTGGTGACGAGGTATGGCGCACGCATCGTGTTGGCCGGCGTGGCTGACGCAGAAACCAACTGGTTCATGTCCCACATTGACAATCCCGAGGATTGGAATCCATCAACCAGCGCCGCAGATGCCATCGCTGGTGGCAACTCCGATTACGGCACCCTTGGCGACCGAATTGTGGCCCTGATCCCGCTTGGCAACACCGGCCTCCTGTTCGCCGGCCAGCGTTCGATGTCCTACCTGACGGTTGACCCTGCGCTTGGCGACCCGCAGATCATCACGTTGTCAAGGAACATCGGCATCGTTGGCCCGCGTGCGTTCTGCTACGGGCCTGAGAAGATCGCCTACATCCTTGGGTACGAGGGGCTGTACCGGGTCACGCCAAACGACTTCAGTCTCGACCGAGCGCAGTTGATCAGCCTGAACGTGCTGGATGCCTTCTTCAGCAAGACCCAGTGGGAGGATCTGGATGTCCTGCTGACGTATGACGTTGAGTTGCGCGGGGTCTGGATCTGGCTGACCCGTCGCGACCAGCCATCGGTCAGCGTCCACCTGTTCTACAGCGAGCAGACCGGCGGGTTTTTTCCGCAGCGTCTGTATGAGCCGGCGTTCTATGGCGCACTTACGACGTGTCAGGCGGTCGTGGCTGACGGTCGCACGCCCGTGGCCCTGATGGGCAGCGCCGAGGGGAAGATTGGGTACTTTGACTACCGGATCATCTCTGGCATCGACGGCTACCCAGCCAGCGGATACAACAGCAATGAGGGTGGCACCTACACCCCTCCGACGGCTGCCCAGTCGGTCGATCGCCGAGTGCTGTCCAACCTGACGCTTGGTCCGGTCATTGGCGACCTTGGCACCCGGGTCATGGTCAGGGACGTTCTGGTCGAGTTGAACAGCGAAGAACACCTGCCAGACTTGGACGTAAAGGGCAACCTGCCCCGCCCGACGCTGGCCCTGAGTTACGGCGACACGGCTGAGAAGGCGATCGCTGCCAGCCTGACGACCGTCCGGGTGGTCCTTGGCGACGAGCCGATCGTGGACGGCGGCGCGGCGTCAACCTCGTCGTTCGCCTCGACGGTTGACGGGGACGACGCCACGCCTGCGTCGATCACGGACTACATGGACGGTGCCTACGCCCCGTCCGAGTTCGGGTTGTACGAAGCCCGCAGCACGTTCGTTGACCCCGAGAACCGGGTGTACGACGGTGCTTCGCCGGACGCCGAGTACTACCTGAAGCGTGACACCTTTGACAGCGCCGAGCGTTGGCTGATCTACCACACCGACACAAACAACCTGATCTACGCGCAGCAGGCGATCAACGCGGTGTACAGTACAGACCCGACGGTCGGTGAGTATTTCTTCGTCCCAAACGGAGTTACGACCGCAGCAGGACTCCAGTCCGACGACACGGCCACCATTGCTGGCGTGCTGATCGAGGCCGAGAACCTTGCGCTAGGTGAACTGTACGAGGGCAACAACAACCATTTCCGGTGCCGCGTGCGTGCCGGTGCGCTCTACATGCAGATTGCCAGTCAGGGCTACCCGTGGGCGCTGGAACGTGCGTCCGTGTTGGTTGACGCTGTTGGCATGAGGCGAAACGTGCGAGAGGTGACCTGATGTCAATCTTTGAAGGAATCGCCGGCGGTATTGGAAGCATCGTCGGCGGAATCTTTGGTTCAAGAGGAAAGAGTCGCCAGCGTAGCGCGATGAGAAATACCATCGCGCAGTATCAGCGCGAGATGCGAGGTTTGGCCGATCAGGCTGGTCCTGCCTATCAGGGATTGGCTGATCAGGTTTCTGCTGGTTACCAGCCGATGCTGGATTATCAACAGCAGCAGACGGACCAGATCCTCAATCGCTTCATCGCCGATCGGCAGACCAACATCGACCAGTACCGTCAGGGGTACGAGCAGAACATTTCTCAATTTCAGGGGGCATACGACAGCATTCGGTCTTCGTACCTGTCGCAAATGCAGCAGGGCGCATCTGATTTCGGTGCTGGAATGCAGGGTCTTCGCGATTCATATCGCCGAGACATGCAGGCGGCTATCGATCCTCTGTCCGCATCATACGCGGCAATGCGAGGCCAGTACCGATCGGATATGGAGGCGAACCTTGCTGCGACGCAAGGCGAGTACGGCGGCCTGCGTGACCAGTACAGGACAGGGATGGAGCGTGCAAGAACCGACTTTGAGGGTCGGTATGGCTCGATGATTGATCAGTATCGAGCCGGCATGGATGAAGTGTATCGCGAGGCCGCGACCGGTCGCGAGAACATGCTTGCTAGTGTTGATCAGGCGACGGCTGAGAATGTTGCCAGACAGCAGGCCGCAAATGCATTTAGTGGTCTTGGACTCACGTCATTCGGCCAAGGTGTCGTGGCAGCCAGACAGTCTGAGGGCGCACGCCAGCGTGGTGTGATCCAAGAGCAGTACGCCAGCCAGTTGGCTGCGATTAGGCAGGCTCAGACTCAAGGAGTCACTTCTCTTGGTCAGGCTCAGGCTGCCGGCATTTCTGAAATCCTTCAGCGAATGTCTCAGGGTGACATCAGTCTTGGAGAGGCTCAGGCTCAGGCTGCAATGGCACTGCGTGGACAGATGGCTCAGGGCGATGTTTCGCTGGCACAGTCGCAAACATCTGCCGAAGCAGCGTTGCGAGAGCGAATGGCTCAGGGCGACATGACTCTTGGGCAAATGCAGGTCCAAGGATTGTCTGACTACCAGAGCCAGATTGCGTCTGGAAGCACGGCTCTTGCTCAGGCTCAGGCGAGTGGACTTAGCGATCTCCGGCAGAGAATGTCAACCGGACTGGCAGAGATGGGTACGTCATATTCAGGCGCTCTTGCCAATCTCCAGCAGGGATTGTCTTCGCAGCGCCTTGGCATCATGGGCAACCAGTTGGGAATGCAGATGGCGTATCGCGAACAGGCTGTTGGAGTTCCTTTGTCATTGCGACAGGCTGCAATCACCGGAGCGTTCCAGCCACAGATGAATGTTGCATCACTCAGCGGCGCTGGATCAATGCAGTTTGGAAATGCCCTGATGGGTGCCGGCATGGGAATGGTTGGTAATTACTTCAGCGGACTCTGACGCGAATCAAGGAACCAGAACATGGCATACTTCAATCCATCAATGACAGGACAAATGGCATACATGGGGGCTGGTCAACTTGCTCGCATGTCTGCTGGAGGCGCGGCAGCGACACCATCTTTCATATCCCAACTTGGGGATGCATTCAAGAGTGTTGCTCCCGACATGTTCCGTGGCATCGCCGCTGGTCTTGCGTCCTATCAGGGTGATCCGACCAGACCGTTCAGCGGTGTCGGCGAAGCGATGGCCGCGACGATGCAGCGAGGCGAGCAGACTCGCGAGGCTCGTCGCAAGATGAGTCTGATGCCCGAGGAGGCTGCCGCCGTCGCCAAGTCGGAAGTCGCATACGAGAAGATCAAGTACGAGGACGACAAGGATTCGTTCCGTGCGCTGCGCGAGATGGAGGGTTTCCGACTTGGGGTTCCTACGGATTCCATCAGCAAGGGCATGATGGCATACACGGCGGCTAATCCCTTCAGTGCCGTCGAGCGCAACCGAATGGATAGTGACATGCGTAAGCGTCTTGAATCAGCACTTCGCGTTTCCTTCTGAGGCACCATGAAACTCGTACCCAACCAGAGTGGCCAAGACGACATGTTTCAAGGCGGGTTTGGAACCCCGCCTCAGCAACAGTCTTCGGAAGAAAAAGATCGAGAGTTTATGTCTCGTATTGACGAGGCGATGAACCGGCTGAACCGGAATCCAACTTGGGCTGTCGGTGATCCGGCGATTGCGGGCCAGCCGTCGTTCGGCAAGGCGGTTGCCGGCATCGAGCAGGGCGACGTTCAAGGTCTTGAGATGCTTCGGTTCGGCACCGTGCGCGGTACGCCAGCCGTGTCCTTCATGGACGAGGACGGTCAGGAGCAGGTCATCAAGGTGACGTTCCCGCAGTGGATGGGGATGATCCAGAGCCGCGACGACGCTCGCGCCCAGTTGCGACAGCAGCGCGAACTCGATGCCAAGAAGCAGGCTTTCGCCGGCCAGTTCCGCGCCCTTTCTGCGCGTGTCACCGAGAGTCAGGATCCCATCGTCGGCGAGTACCTGACGATGCTGTACGACATGGACCCCGGCATGGCTATGAGCGGCCTGCAATCGTTCATCAAGGCACGCGCTGGGCGCGAGGACTACACCGTCTACCGTGGTCAGGAAGTGCCGTCGTCGTTTGCCGAGGCCATGTCTGCCCTCGACGACGCTCAGGCTGATGGTCGCACCATGACCTTTGGAAGGCACGCTGCTGCCTTGTCAGAGCAGGGCAACCAGAACGCGGCCAATGCCGTGAATATGGCGATGTTGATGATGCGCCCCAAGGGCGACCGGATCACGCCGCGCTCGATGACGATGCCGATGTGGGCCATGCAGCAGCAGAACCCGATGGCTTTGGCAATGGTCGTCGATGGGATGCGTCAGGGCTTGCTACCGGGTATGACCCGCCCGGTCGCCCTGCCGTCTGTCAACAACGGATCGACTGATGCCGCCACGTTTGAGCAGTTCATGCAGCGGTTCAACGAGGTGTCCGGCTCAATGGGCTGGGCTCCGGCTGGTGAACAGGACATTCGCGTCATCATGGATGCCATTGCTCGCGTGCGTGGTGGCCTGATGATCGACCAGCAGGTTGTTGCTCCGACTGCTTCGGCCAAGACATCGAGCGGCAAGCCGTCGCAGCCAGCCCCCGCTGACGTGCGCGGACTGTCGAGCCGCACCCGCAACGCACTGGAAGTAATCGCACAGAACCCGTACTTCTCACGTCTTCGCAGCAGCGACCAGAATGAGCGTGCAGCGGGGTTCAAGATGATTGAACGTCTATACAATGAGATGCAGACGAACGGGCCTGAGCATCTTGGGAAGTACGGCGTCGATCCTGCATTGATCGAAGAGGCATACGCGGCAATCTCTGGAAACTGAACATGAGCCAATTCTCGTTCTTCCCGCAGCCTGACGGCACTGACCCACTGGCCGATTCGCTGACGCAGTACAGGAGGAGCAAGAAGGCGCTGGGCCAGCGTTCGCCTGAAGACAAGCGGTTCATGGATCTTGGTCGTGCGTTTGCTGACATGATCGGCAGCGTCGAGCCAACGAATCTCCTGTCCATTGGCGGGATCGCTGAAGAGTTCGGCGATGTCACCAAGTTCATCGACCGTGCGAAGACGATCAACACGCGAAGTGATCTGGAAGAGGAACTGTCTTCCGGGATCCTCAGCCCACAGGAGGCTGAACTCAAGCAGCAGCAGATCGACTTCCTCGACAAGTTGGTGCAGCGCGAGTCGGAGCAACAGGATGTTGCCCGCGATGCGGAGATCGCAGAGACCGGCGTCGTCGGCATGTTCGGCGAGGGTGTCAAGGCAGGCGTAACGCAGGGCGTTATCAGCACCCTTCGCGGCATCAACAACCTGACCCCGTTTGACGGAGATGCGTTCTGGAGCGGGGCGCAGCGCGAGTCTGGCAAGGCGATTCCCGAGGGAAGCATTGCCGGCAACATCGGTCAGGCGGTCGGCAGCGGCGCGTACAGCGCGGCTGCGTTCGCGGCCAGCCCGTATGTCGGCATTGCAGCGATGGGCTTGCAGGGCTACGGCGGGGGCATCGACGAGTACGAGCAGGCGTTCGCTGCCGGCCTGACGACCGGCGACTACAACCAGTTTCAGAAGGTGACAGCCGGCCTCACCAGCGCGGCGATCGAAGGCGTGACCGAGTGGATCGGCGCTGGTGTTGCCAAGAAACTTGCCAAGACCGGTGTCGCGCAATGGTTCGCGCAGCCGGGTGCGCGGGGCATCGTCAAGACTGTTGGTGGGATGTATGGAGCCAACTTCCTTGAGGAAGGTCTTGTCCCGATCTTGCAGGCTGGCGTCAAGGCGACCGAACTGACTGGAATGAAAGTCGAGTCGTGGGGAGATGTGTTCTCGCAGGCTGCGACGGACGCTCTCTACGGCGGGTTCGGCGGCTTCGGCGCTGGCGCGATCAACATCCCGGTCGAACTGTCCAAGCGCCGCGAGACCAACCGTCTGCTTCGCGAGGCCGGCAGCAAGTACGCCGATCCTGCATACATCCGAGAGATCCTCCCGCAGCGTGCAGCCGCTCTCGACGCGATGACGCCACAGGAACGTCTTGCAGAAGAGCAGCGATCCCAGCAGGCTCTGATGCAGGCAGGCGCTGACCTCGCACGATCCAAGGAGGCGGTAGCCAATGCCAGCGCGGAAGTCACGCAGAAGCGCAAGGAACTGGAACGATCACGCCGAGGCAAGGATCAGCAGCGCACTCAGGCTCTTGAGGGCGAAGTATCTACGCTGGAGGCAGCACTGGAGAATGCGCGGCGGGTTGCCGCGACAACGGCTGCCGATTACTCAGCGTCGCAACTGAACTATCTCAGTGCTGCGAGCATTGCGTCGAGCGCACGCCCGACGAGCCAGATGTCCGCCACCGACATCCTCGCTGGCATGAACTACCAGCCGGCGTCTGCTGCGACGAAGCAGCAGAAGGCAGCGCAGGCACAGATTGAGAAGTTGGGCTTCAAGGTCCAGTGGTACGACGGTACTGATGCAAAGCCTGCATTCTTCAGCGGGCAGACACCAGACACCGTGTTCCTTCGCGCCGATGGCAACAGCACGTTCGCTGGCATCATGGGCCTCGCGTTCCATGAGATCACGCACTGGGCGCAGTTCAGCGACAGTGGTCTGTGGGCTGCCCTTCGCAGCACCGTAGACGATGCGACGATGATCGAGGCCGCTACTAACTACTGGTCGCAGCAGGCCGGCATCGACCCGGTCGTCCGACGTTCGATTGCTGAGATCATTGCCCAGTCGCAGGGCAAGGCCGGGTCCACCGAAGCGGTTGACCAGATCGAGCAGCGCATGGCTGGCACGATGGCCGAGGTCGAGGGCGTTGCCCAGTTGATCCAGAACGGAACGGAGGCTCTGTTCCGTGGCGACGCCGTACCCGGCTGGTTCAACCAGATGCTGATCCGCGCCGGCGTTCGTGGTCGTTCGGCGATGAGTGCGCTCAAGTTGTACCGTGGCCTGCAAGAGGCGGCGAAGAACAACAAGGCGTACAGCCCGGGCAAGTTCGGGTTCACGATCGAGGCCGCGCAGCGTGGCCTTGAGGTCATGCGTGCCGCACGGGAGGCGGCCATGTCCCAGCCGCAACCGGCCCAGCCGGCCCCCGCGTCCACTGCGACGCCCACCCCTCAGCCCGCGCCTGCGCCTGCTGCCGCAACACCTGCGGCTCCGGCTCCGGCCCCGGCTGCTGGTCAACCTGCGCCGGCCCCGGCACCTGCCCCGGCTCCCTCGCCTGCGCCTGCCACCGCTGCTGCTCCAGCGCCTGCCCCGGCTGAGGCTCCGGCTCTAGCGCCCGCCCAGCCGGCAGGCCCGACCGCCCGCGACATCATCGGACCGGTCACGCCAGAGTCGGAGGCTGCGATGACTCGCGCCGTGTCCACGCTTGGGCCGCAGGGCTACCGCGATGCCGTTGCCGCGATCGACCTTGCGCTTGCCGAGGTGAAGCGCGAGGACGAAGCCGCTGGTCGCCCGTACTCGTTCGACGGCGTCAGCCGCGAGGAGGTTCTGTCGCTGCTGAATCAGACTGCTCTCGCCGACGAGGGCGCAACCCTGCCCGACGGCAAGCCGGTCACGGTCACGTCGGATCAGCGTGAACTCGCGAAGAAGGTGCGCCGTAAGGTTCGCCGCACGGTTGGCGACGATGTGGTTCTGTTCGCCCGTGGCAAGGCTGTGCCGGCAACCATTGACGCCGCTGCTTTTATCGAAAGCGCATTGGAACTGGCGAACTCCCAGAAGTGGAAGAACCAGAAACTGTTCAAGGCCGCGTTGCAGAAGATGGTCAAGGCCGTTGCTTCCAAGGAGGGGATCGACCTCACCAAGGACAGCGAGCGAGTCAACGACTACGTCTCCCGCATGGTGGTCCGCGAGGTTCGTCGCGCACTGTCTCAGTCTGCGAACGCTGTCGGCTGGTACGACGAGAAGGTCCGCAAGGCTCTCGCTGTCGTCAGCCTGATCCACCCTGAACTCGCCGACGACAAGATGGCGCAGTTCGCGTTCAAGTGGGCGCTCGCTGTCACCAGCAACGGTGCCAAGGTCACCGACAACTTCAAGGCGGCAGAGCGTGCGTATCGCTTCTACAAGGAGAACGGCAGGCTCCCGATCGATCAGGGTACCGGCACTCCTTCTGAGGCGATCAACGAAGCGATGGAACTGTTCAACGACCTCGTCGCCAAGTATGGCATCGAGGATGTCGAGCGGTTCATGTCCACGAAGCACACGGTGCGCGAGATCAGGAAGTACACGGGGGTCAAGCCGGGTGGTGAGTACGTTGACACCATCCTGTACGGCGCTTCGGTTGTTGGTCCGAAGATCGGCAATGGGTTCTTCGCGAACCTGTACGGCAACTTTGAACAGTTGACGATGGACCGATGGTTCATGCGGACGATTGGCCGCCTGACCGGGACGCTGATCATTCCGAAGCCAGAGGTTGTTGCCAAGCGCCGGACTCAGTTGCGTCGCATTCTCGCGGTGATGAGCGACGAACAGCGTTCGGAACTGTTCTCGACCATTGGTGTCAAG